CCCGGAGTTCCGCGGCCTCGTCGGTCGCCGCCTTCAACGCCATCTGCCCGGCGATGACCGTGAACAGCATGTGTTGCAGGGCTTCCTGGGCGGCCCGGGCACGTGCCGCATACCGGTCGGCAGCGCCACCGGTGGAGATCGCCCGAGTGCGAGCCGTGCCCCACGCGATGCGGTACCGCGCGGCGCGGGTCTCCAGCGCAGCCGCGTAGGTGATGGTGTTGTCCAGGACGAGCCGCAGATCGTCCTTCGTCATGCGGGCGTTGAGCGCCTCGCGGGCGTGGTCGAGCATCGTGCGAGCCGGGCTCTCGGGGACCAGCGTCGCGGTGCCCACCGGCACCGGCAGCACGTCCGCCGACCCAGCGATGCCGTGCTCGGCCAGCTCGGCCAGCGTCGCCATCACGAAGTTCGGGCAGGTCTGCACGCTCTCCGGGGCGTACAACGCGACCCCGCCCCGAGTGACCGTGCGGCGCGTCCAGCACACGCCATCCCTCGTGTTCACGACCAGTGGGGCGCTCATGCCGCCACCTCGTTCGCGTCGGCCGCCGCCTCCAGCACCGCAACCGCCGACTCCGTGGTGCGCGACTCGACGTCGCCCCACGCGTCGACGTGCGCCTCCAAGTCGAAGATGCCGCCGAACAGCGGACCCTCCCCGTCGACCTCCAGCCGCAACGCCAGCACGGCGATCGCCTCGTCCGACAGCAGCGACGTGCGGTGCGGGTCGCCGGTCGTCACGCACTTCAGCGCGGCCACGATCGACATCGGACGCAGCGCGTGCGGGATGCACATCTCCCGGTCCATCGCGTCCGGCACGAAGTCGCCCTGGCACAGGCCGTTCACGGCGAGCAGCCGAGCCGCCGCCCGGTACACGCCGGGCACGGTCGTCGGCCGCGCCTGCGGCGCCTGGTGCAGCGGGAGAACCCTGCCGCTGCTCTGCAACAATGTGGCCATCGGTGGCCTCTCTTTCTGTGGTTGGTAGGGGCGCCGAACGAGGGGTCGCCGAGCCGGACAAGCGGGCGGCCCTTCGGCGCGTCATGGGGGGGGTCAGGCGGTGATCTGCTCGGCCTGCTTGGCCATCCACTTGCGGACGGCCTCCGGGTCGAAGCGCCGGCCGCGCATGGCCGTCGGCTCGACGGGGCAGCCCTTGATCACCCACTGGTTGACCGTCCAGTTCGAGACGCCGTAGCGGGCCATGAGCTGTGCGGTGGTGAGCAGGGGGGCGAGCCCGGTGGGGGCGAGCGTCTCGGTGCGCTCAGCGAGGGTCTGAGTCGCCATGGTCTTTACACCTTTCCACTGTGTCAGTAGAAACTGAAGGCATGTCGAAGTGCTGCTGGAGGGGTTCGTCGAGCGCGGTCGTTATGAGCCACGCGGTCCGCAGCCGGCACTTCTCGGCCGCGGTCCGGCCGGATCCGGTGACCTTCACGACGGTTGCGACGCTCACGCCCTGTCCGCGCACGTCGACCTCTTGGGTTCGTGCGGCGAGTTCGGCCTGCGTCACCCCGTGGCGCCGCATGGCGTCTCTGAGTGGCTTGCCTTCACCCTTGCGGATCAGGTCGGTCATGTGGGCCTCGCACCTGTCGGGGACTGCGCGACACCCTGCGGTGCCGTTGACACATTTCTACTGTGTCAGTGTCAGTGAGGTCAAGTGAGTGACAGTGAGTTTCAGTGAGGGTGGTAGAAATCGAAAGCGTGTTCTAGCGTGGATGCATATGACACGGGCGACGTCACGTAGCGGGGAGGCTACTGGGCGCGTTCAGAACGCGCCAATGCTGCGGCGCGCTTCTACTTTGGCTTGCAAAAGTAGAAGATCATAGGCGACCCTTAGCACGTGGCAGACCCCGAGCGCACTGAGGATCTGGCGCAGCTCCTCGCTCGACTCAAAGACGAATACGACGTCAACGAGAGCGAGATCGCGCGCCGCATCGGCGTCGCCCCCGCAACCGTCAACAGCTGGACGCGCAGAACCAGAGGCGGAAAACGGGGCGTGCGCCCCGAAACGCTGCGCGCACTCGCCGCCGCCTTCCCCAAGTTCAGCGAAGACGAGATCTTCCAAGCAGCCGGCCGCCAGTCCCCAGGCCCCCTCAGCCCCGAGGCAGAGAGCCGCGTCCTCGAGCTGTACCGCGCCCTGACCGACGAGCAACAGCGCATGATCGAGGCGCAGTTGCGCGCGGTGACTGAAATGAATCGGACGGGGCAGTAGGACCACCGGCTGCCGTACTGGCCAGTCTGACTTGGATCAGACCTGCTCACTCTCGGTGAGTCTTCCGCAACAACACGCTCACCACTGGTCGAAAATTCCACCAGACGGAGGTACGGTCAGTCGCACGCCCGATGTCCTCCCCCATCGGTGCAGGCCCGGTCTTACCTGCGTTCCTGGGGGTGTTCATGTGTGTCCGCGTTCGGTTCGTTCCGCCCGACGCGCTTCCCGGCTTCGATGCCGACGCCAGAACCATCAGCATTCCGCGTGACCTCACGCCCCCACACACGGTCACACTCGTACGCGCCATCCTTCGCGAACTCGTCGTCGAACAGCCCGAGCTCGGTGCAGTCTGCTGGTGTGGGGATCCGGTCGACCTGACCCCCCGCATACCTCAACAGCGGAGGAACGAGCAGGTGGTGCAGCATGGGGCGTAGGGCCTCGAACAACCCGCGGCAGCTGCGGGCGAAATCATGTGGCTGCCCGAAGTGCATGGAACAGTACCCACCCGAGCAGTACGGCGAGCGCAACCGGCGTCGAGACTGCACCGGCAGTTGGCAGGCTCGCTACCGGGACCCTGACGGGAAGCAGAAACAGAAGTGCTACCCGATCGCGGACGGCGGCAAGCGCGCCGCTGAGGCCTTCCTCGACGAGGTCCGATCCCGGGTGCGCCGCCGGGAGTACGCCGACCCCCGTCGCGGTGAGATCACCCTCGGCCAGTGGTGGGATCTGTGGTGGCCGGCGCAGCCGACTCGAGCGGTCACGACCACGAACAGGAAGCTGTCCGCGTGGCGGGCCCACATCGAACCGCGCTGGGGACGCTGGCGTTTGTGCGACCTCGAGTACATCGAGTTGCAGAAGTGGTTCACGTCCGAAGTCAAGGGCCACCACACCCGGCGCAAGGTGCTCGAGCTGCTGAATCAGATGCTTCGGGATGCGGTCCGGGATGGCAGGAGGATCCCGTACAACCCGGCCTCCGAGGTCCAGCTGACCCCGCCGCCGAAGAAGGACGCCGAGGACACCAGGCCACCGACCCGCGCGCAGTGCGCGCTCATCCGCCAGCACATGCCCTCGTGGTACCGGCCGCTCGCCGTGTTCCTTGAGGAGACTGGCCTGCGGTGGGGTGAGGCAACCGGCCTTCGGTGGGCTCACGTTGACCTGGAGGCGCACCACCTCAAGGTGAAGGAAGTGCTCAGTGAGGACCGGGGGACGCTGTTCCGGAAGGCTGCGCCCAAGTCGGCGGCCGGCTTCCGTACGGTCCCGCTCACTCCGGAGGCTGTCGAAGCAGTTGAGACGATGGCTGCCCGCTTCAAGCCGGTCGACACCGTCTCGCCTATCGGGGACGGTCGGGACTTGCACGCGGACGAGTTGGTGTTCCGCGGCCCCCTCGGTGGGGCTCTCACCCGGCACAACTTCCGGCGAACGTGGATCCCGGCGATTCAGGCTGCGGGCCTGGCTCGGAAGGTGACGAACCCGGAGACGGGGCGGGATGAGTGGTGGCCGCGGGTGCATGATCTGCGGCACGTGTTCGCTACCCGGTTGAAGGATCTCGGCGTCCCTGAGAAGGACGTGCAGACGGTCATGGGTCACGACCGCGGGTCGAAGGTGACGTGGCTTTACCAGCACTCGGCGGAGGACGTGGCGGCCCAGGTGCTCTCGGCCATGGCTCCCGAACCCAAGGCCGGCGTTCGAATCCTCAAGGCGGTGTGAGGCCGGATGCCACGCAGATGCCACATGGATGCCACAACACCCCCTCACTGACCCTCACTGAGACTCACTGACGCTAGTTTGTGCAGGTCATGCCCCTGCGAACCGAGACTCACCGAGGCTCACTCATCCTCACTGAGGCTCACGGATGATGCACGCTTTCTCCTAAAGCGGGTGTCGCAGGTTCGAATCCTGCCGGGGGCACAAAGAAACACCTGGTCAGAGGCCCTTCCGTCCGTCGGACGGGAGGGCCTTCTTCCTCGCAGCACACATATGGCACACATGCGGCTGCGGGCAGAGGTGGGGAGCTGTGCGAGATGCCCGCGAAGGACGAACTAGCCCGGCGCCGGTACGAGAAGCTGGTCGACCGGCTTGAGTCGCTGATGCGGGCCGCACTGAAGCCGGAGTTCGAGGGCTACTACGGGCAGCTGATCCTCGGCGCAGACGATCTTGCCGAGATGGGCGAGCTCAAGGATGTCCGGCGTGCCGCCAGGGAGGCGGGACAGCGTCTCGCCTGGAAGACAACCACGCACCTCGTCGGCGGGAGGCTCTTCGTCCTCGACGAGCGCGAGGTGCCTGAGAGGATCGAGCGGTTGGCTGGGGATGCGGCCGCTGCTGCGATGGACCGGTTCTGGGAGGAAAGCCGTCGGCCGCGACTGACCTGATCCGAGGAAGACGCAAGGGGGCACCCCACCGCATCAGCGCGGTGGGGTGCCCCCTCGGTTACGGCGCCCCGGCACGGGTTAGGCACACATCACGCGGCGTCTTCCTCCAGGGCGGCCACGGTCTCGGCGGCCTCACGGGCCTTCCGCTCCGCTTTCTCCAGCTTGGCCTTCGCCTTGGCCAGTTGCTTGGAGCGGCGCTTGTGCATCTTCTTCGAGACCTCGTCCAGGCGGTCGGGAAAGAGGTGCCCGTAGGTGTCCAGGGTCAGCGTCGCGGACTTGTGGCCCAGCATCGTCTGTACGACGTTGACGTCCGCGCCGCTGGCGATGGCGAGCGAGGCCGCCGTGTGGCGCAGCTTGTGCGGGGTGACCTTGAGATGCCCCAGCCCGGCCTTTACGACCGCCGGCGCGAAGAACCGCTGACGGAAGTTCCGGGCCCGCAGCGGCCCGCCCTGTGGGGCGGTGAAGAGCAAGTCGTTATCTCCTCTCCCCTTGACGTGGGGCTTCAGCTCGTCAGCCAGGAACCGCGGGATCGGTACGGACCGGCGCTCGTGGTTCTTGGGGGTGTCGAGGTAGAGCTTGCCGTTGTCCTCGGCGTACGCCTCCACGATGTGGGCCCGACAGGCGTCCAGGTCGACGCGGCCCACCTTGAGCGCGGATGCCTCGCCCCAGCGCAGTCCGGTGTAGGCCAGCAGCAGGATGAACACCCGGTAGGCGCCTGACGCGTTAGCCAGCGCGTCGACCTGCATGTCGTCGAGGTACACGTGATCAGCGGGCATCGCCTTCGGCAGAGGCACGCCGACAGCCGGGTTGGCCGCCAGACGACGGGCCTTGACCGCGTAGCCGAGAACGCGACTGAGGACGACGTACGCCTTGCGGACCGACCGGGGGCTGAGCTTCCTGCCGCCGGTCGCCTCGCCGGACAGCAGATCCGCGAGCCACTCGGCGACGTCCTCAAAGTGGATTCGGTCCAGCGGGGTGGTACCCCACTTGGGAATCACGTGGACGTCGAGAACACCGCGGTAGCGAGCCCGGGTTGAGCGCTTGAGGTGGAGCTGCGCCGCCAGCCAGGACTCCGCCACCTCTGCGAATTTCACCCGCGCGGCTGCGGGATCGCGATAGGAGCCGTCGTTGAGACGCGACTCCATCCTTGTCCGCTCCGCCTCGGCGTCGACCTTGCGGGCGAAGGTCTTCATCTTCGGCCTGCCGTCGGGGTCGTACCAGCGCACGCGGTAGCGCCCCGGTGGCGTACGCCCCGCCCGCTTGGCGTCCGCCACGGCCCGTACATACGCCGCGTGCCCTATGCGGTCCTCAATCCAGACCCGCGCCAACTAGCACCCCCTCCAGTCATCACCGGACACCGACGGGAGCGGCAGGAGCAGGGTCGTGGGAGAAACACCGAGCGCGGTGGCGAGGGCGACGAGGTCGTCTACGTCGCAGCGGCGGCGGGCGCGTTCGGTGCGGCTGAGAGCGGTGTTGGCCATCGGACGGCCCAGCGCGGTGCAGCGGGCGGCGAGCTGGTGTTGGGTCAGGCCGCGCACGAGACGTAGGTACTCGATGGCGCGGGCGGCGTGGAGGCCGGCAGGGCCTATTTCTACAGGTCGGTTGGGCATGACAGATAGCTGTAACTTGCGTCCGGGGGTCATGGCAAGAGTTAGCTCTTAAACTCTCCAATAGTCGTTCGGGGGCGAAGTGGTGTTCCTCTCGTCGGATTCCGGCACATCGCGAGGCGTTTCGGCCGAGGTGTCGTGTTACCTTCCCTCTCCGTTTTCGAGATGGGCGATTTAAACACACATCAGCCATGATGCCCGGCGAGTCATTCACGTCGCCCCTGACCGCCAGGTGTTACCTCTGAGCTGCGGAGGTACCGGATTCCGGCACCTCGATCGGTTGCTTCGCCGCAAAAAAATTTCGGACCCGGCCGGAGCGATTTCGGCAACCGGGGATCCACCCTTACTGTTTCCCTCTCCCCGGCCACACCGAAAGAAGTAGTGAGGAGTTTCAGAACCAACTCTGGACTTTCTCCGGGCGGTGTGGCTGCGTTGTCCAGCCCGTTGTTCAAGACCGAAAAGGAGCCCTATGCCGAAGACCGCTCCCCGTAGCACCAACGCCCCTGCCACCGCTGCGGCTGCCCAGCGTGGCCCGCTTGCCACCCCTGCAGAGGTCGCCGCCTATCTCGGGGTGCCGGTGAAGACCCTCTACCAGTGGAAGTACCGGGGCATCGGCCCCAGCGTCCACAAGGTCGGCCGTCACCTGCGCTACCGCTGGCGGGAGGTGGACGCGTGGCTGGACGCCCAGACGTCGTACGACCTCACGGCCTGACCCCGCGTCTGGCGCGGACAACGAAGCAGCCCCCGGCGCGCCAACGCCGAGGGCCGAAGACTTCCCGACTGATCGCCCATCCCTGAACGAACGAGCTGGTGAGGGGCGGGACCTTGCCCGTCCTGCCCCTCCCCGGAGAGGAACGCCTATGGAGGACTCTACGTCCCCCAGCACCACCAACACCTCCCCCACCGCCTGGCCCACTCCCGCCGTCCCCGGCGAGGGCATCCCCTGGCGCCGCCAGGATCAGCAGGACACGCGGTCCCCCGCGTCAGGGACCGCCGAACACCCGGCGGAGGCGGAAGCACAAGGGGACCGTCCCCAGCCGCCTGCCAATGCCGTTGTTGGGGACCGTCCCCGCGACGTGCTTGGGGACCGTCCCCACGAAGTGCCCAGTACTCGTTCCCCGCACGTCCCGGTCCCCGTATCGGCATCCAGTGCAAACTCGCAGGTCAGCGGCGAGAAAACGGGGACCGGTCCCCAAGAGACTGCAGTTGCACCAGGGGACCGCAACGGGGACCGTGATCACGGTCCCCGCCAGTCGATGGGGACCGACAGCCCCGTGGCGGGAACCGCCCAGCGGGAGGGGGCTGGTCCCGTCGACGCCCGGGGACCGGATCACGGGACCGGCTCCCGGCCTCCTCGGGGAGCGGCAGACCCTGGGGAACGGGGTTCCGGTGAGGGTGCGGAACTGCTGGATGAGTTGCGGTCGGCGATCGGCAAGTACGTCGTACTGCCCAGTGACGAAGCGCTGACAGCGGTCACCCTGTGGGTGGCGGCCACGCACATCCAGACCGCGTTGCAGCACGCGCCGCGTCTGGCGGTCGTCGGCCCGACGAAGGGCTGCGGCAAGTCCCGGGTGCTGGACGTGCTCCACGAGACCGTCCACCAGCCGATCATGACGGTGAACATGTCCACGGCGGTGCTCTTCCGCGTCATCGGCAAGAACCCGCGCACGATCCTGGTGGACGAGGCCGACACCATCTTCAGCAAGGCCGGCGAGAACGAAGAACTGCGCGGCCTGCTGAACGCCGGACACCAGCGCAACCGGCCCGCCTGGCGCATCTCCGGTCCGGAACACAAGCCGACCCCGTATCCGACCTTCGCCATGGCCGCACTCGCCTCGATCGGCGACCTCCCCGACACGATCACAGACCGGGCGGTCGTGCTCCGCATGCAAAAGCGCAAGCCGGGCGAGAAGGTGACCCCGTTCCGCTCGCGCTACGCCACACCGGAACTGAACGCGCTGCGGGACAAGCTGGCCGCCTGGCTGGGCCCGCTGCGCGGCACGGCCGGTCGCATGGCGCCGCCCATGCCGGTGGAGGACCGGGCGGCAGACACCTGGGAACCTCTGGTCATCATCGCCGACCTGGCCGGCGGCCACTGGCCCGCCAGTGCACGCGCGGCCTGTGTCGCGATGACCCGGTTCGAGGCCGTCCAGGACGAGCAGACCAACCTGAAGACACGGCTGCTGCGCGACATCCACCGCGTCTTCGAGGCACACGGCAACCCCGAAGCCCTGTCCTCCCTGGATCTGGTCACCGCCCTGCTCCAGGACCATGAAGCCCCCTGGGCAGAGCACGGCACCAACGGGCTCAACGCCTACCACCTGGGCAGAATGCTCCGGGACTTCGACATCCGCCCGGCCAACTACCGCTTCGACAAGGGCAGGCAGGCCAAGGGGTACGCCCGTAACCGGTTCCTCGACAGCTGGGCCCGGCACTGCCCCGACCTCACCGAGACGGCGCCTGCCACCGCGCATGACGCC